GCAACGTAAAAGGAATTATTATTAATGGCAATAAGATTTGGAATGACAGTGGCAGAAATCATCGGTCAATTGACCAGAGGTTTTGCAAAAATGATGGGTCGTAATCCAGATGGTCTAGAGAAGATAAAAATCCAACAGGAAGCAGTTCAAAGATTTAAAGACATGAATAAGATTGTTGACATGGAGGGTAAGCCTATTGATCAATCAAAAGGTATCATGGGTGGCAAACAGATTCAGGACTCACCAGAGTTTGGTAAAAAGATTAGAGAAACTTATGATGCAGCCAAAGGACCAGGTAAAGGTCAAGAGATGGTCGATGCTTTAAAATCACCCGGAGCTAAAAAGTCATACGAAATTATGGAAGATCAATTAGGTATGAAACTTTATGGTGATGAAACATTTGAAGAAATTTTAGAAATACAAAGAACAGGTAAACATCCACGAGGTGAACCAAAAGCAGAGGGTGGTATCATGCGTCTTGGTTTCAAAGACGGCATGACCAGAAGAACTTTCTTAAAACTTCTTGGTGGTATGGCAGCTGTGCCTATTGTCGGTAAGTTTTTTAAATTAGCTAAAGTAGGTAAGACTATGAAAGAAGTGCCTATGATCAAGACTGATGATGTCGCTGGCAAACCTGAATGGTTTGATGCATTGGTTAATAAAGTTATCATGGAGGGTGATGATGTTACTAAAAAATTTGCAACTCAAGAAAGACAAATTGTTCACTCAAAAGATCTTGGTGATGGCACTACAGTAAGAGTTACACAAGACATGGATCAAGGTGCTGTAAGAGTTGAGTATGATAGTCCAGACAATGTTTTTGAAGATACAGTACAGATGGAATATAAAAAACCATTACCTGATGAAGGAGCTCCAAAACCTGCAGCAGAGTTTACCACAGCAGAGTCAGGTCCGGTCGGCAGACGATCAGGTCCAGATGATTTTGACATAGAGGTCGATGAGGTTGGTGGCACGAGTATCAGGGATCTAGATTCAGACGTATCAAAACTAAAAGAATATGCGACAGGCAAAGGACCAACAATGCAAGAACTTGTTCAGAATATTAAAAGAAAAGACAAGGCTAAAGCCATAACAGAGGGTGGCGATGAGATGATAGACGCTGTTACAAGAAGACAGGGTGATTACGATCCTTTTGCATCAGGCGGTATCGCTAGAATGTTAGGAGAGTAATGACTCCAAGAGAATACAAAGAGATGATGGACTACCTGACTCGATCAGGTGTTAAAAATCAAGTTAAGTTTGCGTCAGATGTTGCAAGACCAGATCCAAAACCAGTTGTCAAAGAGATAGAATTATTTAACGAGTTTAACAGACGTAATCCACGAGCTGATGGTGGACGGATCGGGTTTAAAAAAGGAAAACAAGCAACCGTGTTAACACCTCAAATGGTTGTGGATATTGCAGAAAAAAATCCTGATTTTACAGCAACAGATATTTTTAACAAACTTCAAAAAGATAAAACAAAAAATTACGTAACCTCTAGAGGCACTCCTATAAATAGACAAGTTATTAATAGAACTTTAAGTGAAACTTTTGATCTTAAAGCAGCAGAAAAAGCTAAAGTTCCAAAAGGGTATATTTCAGCACAAGAATTTTTTAATACAGAAGGAATGCCTATTAAAAAAGCAGATTACATGACTGTTAAAAATAGAAATCCTAGTTTGTTAACGGATACTATTGGCAAGAATGCAGTTTTTGTAAAAAGAGGTGAGGGAGGGCAAGGTTCTTTTTATTACAAAAAACCAACAAAAGAGGACATAAAATTATATCAAAAAATAGCTTCTAGAAAAGGTCAATTAAAACCTAACACAATTAATCTTATGTTAGAGTTTAATAAAAAGTTTAATAAGTTGTATGAAAAGGGAGAGCTTCCTACGCTAAAAAAGATACAAGAATTATTCCCTAATGTAACTGCAACCACTGCAGGTAATGTAACAGCTAGATTATCACAATGGTATAATGGAGCAGATTTTATAAACCCAGAATTAAAAGATATAGTTAGAAACAAATCACTAGCAACTAAAATTCAAAAAGCTTCAAGCGCTGGTCAATATGGAAATTTTTATGCAGACCAGGCATACAAAGTTGCATTGGATACTATTGATGAAAAAATAGGAAGACAGGTTGGATCATTTAAGGCATTTAAAGATAATATTAAAACTGCACTAAAAGAAGCAGGACTTCCTATTTATAGTAAGAATAGTCCATTTGGTTTTAATTTAAATGAGATAGCTGGAGTAACAGGTGCAGCAAGAACAAAGACAGCTGCATTTTCTGATTTTGTAGACATAGCAGAAGGTAAATTTAATCAAAAACAATTATCTAGATTTCAAAGAGATTTTGCAGAGTTAAGAGAAAAATTAGATAAACTAGATCTTGCAAATAATATTAAAAATAGAGGAGAAGCTCAATCTTTAATAAATAATTTTCAAGATACAATAAAATATTATGAAGAGGCAACTGGATCCAAACTACCTAATGTTGGTTTAGGAACAGCAGATAAATATTATCCTAAAGAACAACTAGCAGATATTGCAAAAGAAAGATTTGTTGGAGAAACAGGTAAAAAGAAAAATAGAATAGTACCTGGGACAGATTTATTAAGTTCATCAAAAAATTCTGGATACACTGTTATCGTACCTAAAAATTATAGAACTGTTGGCCAGATCATGGAAGCAGGTCAACGAGACGTGTTAAAGAAAAATGTTCAAAATACATTAGAGGGAATGAAAAAATTTTTTAATGAGTATGATGAGAAAAAAATGTTACGAAAATTAAGAGATGCATCACCCGATGTTCTTAAAAAAATGATGAGGGTGATTCCAAAAGTTGTATCTGTAGAAGATGATTTTTTAAATGCGTATGGTTTTCCATTAACTGCAAGTTTTGATCCTAATATTGGAATTAAATCAATAGAAGAAGACACTTTTGCAAGAAGAAATCCAATTACCACAGGTGCAGGATTATCAGCAGCTGGTACAGCTGCTGTTTTAAAAGCAACAGGTACACCAATTAGAACTGCACTAGGAAAAGCTTTTAGAGGTGCTGGAACAAGACTTGGTGTTTTACCCTTTGCAGCCATGCAAGTAAAATCTAATATAGATAAAGGAGAGAATATTGCTGATGCGGTTGTAGATCCCTTAGTTGGTTTAGAATTATCTTTACCAGGTGTTCTTAAAGAAAATTTATCAAAGATTACAACAAACCCAACAGCTCAAAGAATTTTAAATCTGGGTAGGTTTGCTAGATTTACAACACCTGTTGGTGCAGCTTTAGGTGTTGCAGGATTAGGTGTAGATGCAGCAAAATTTAGTAGAGATAGAATAAGAGAGCTACGAGCAATGTCACCAGAACAGAGACAAGAATTAAGAAGTGAAGGAGCAAGACAAGCTTTTGATCCTTTTATGGCAGCAGGCGGTGGTATTGCTAAAATAGCAGGTGTATCATCAGGTCCACCACCAGAATCAGGACCAAACTCACAAGGGTTGCCAGGTCTGTTAAAACGTGTTAAGAAACTATAGGAGTATTAAATGGCAGAAATAGACAAAGGACTCCCGAACACTAGAAACCAAGAAAAGATTCCCTCACAAGAG